GAGAAGGGTTACGTTCCATTCATGACCAATCGTCAGTTTTCATACTTTCAAGATACCGTTCTTGCCGCAAATGAAATGAACGCCCATCACCATGCAAATAAGAAGTCTCAGTTTTCTTTTTTTATAAATATTGTTAGACCACAGAAACGTTTTGCTAAATGGTCTAAGACTGAACATCACGATGACCTGGAATGTATAGCCCAGTATTTTGACTATAGTTATGAAAAAGCGAAAGTCGTCATGGATATTTTGTCTGCCGAAGATATAAACAATATTAAGAAGAAACTTGAAAAAGGTGGATTGAAAAAATGAGTTTTGATATTAATAGTCTTGTGGAAGTGCGACTACGCAATCCCGATGACTTTCTCAAAGTCCGAGAGACCCTCACACGAATTGGTGTAGCATCTAAAAAAGAAAAGACGCTGTATCAGTCTTGTCATATTCTTCATAAGCAGGGTCGATACTACATTGTCCATTTCAAAGAGTTATTCGCTCTTGATGGCAAACCCTCCAATTTCTCTGAGTCTGACATGGCTCGTCGCAATACAATCACAAACCTACTCAAAGAGTGGGATCTAATTGAAGTTGTGATTGAATCGCAGACAGAGAATCCAATCTCCCCAATTAGTCAGATTAAAGTGCTTCCGTTCAAGGAAAAAGACGAGTGGGAACTCGTAGCCAAATATAATATTGGCAAGAAAAAAGACTAACATTCTCTAAGTCATTGATATCAAACAAATCTTTTTTTAAAAATAATGTATTTTATGGGTTGACATTATTTCATTTTAATTATATAATGTATATATGATGAGAAATGAAAGAGAGATTGATATGACCAATACAGAAATACTTTTTCTTGACGAAGTTTACACGGAAGCTGAAGAGCGTGAAGACCTTATCATCTATATCTACGAGGGTCACAAAACCGCTTTCGGTGTCAAAGGTCGCCACTACGACTTCGATAGCATGAGCATCGAAGACCTTCGTAAGACGGCTGACTACATCGAGCGGTCAATCGAGGAATCGATTGCTGCCGAGCAGGCTGCTGAGGCTCAGGCTCTCGAAGAGTTCAAAGCTCAGATCACTAAGGTGATCGAGGCTGGTGCCGGCAACCGTATCAATGCTCTTCGGTGGATGACGTCCTCAGAGACGTTCTACGACAGTCAATCTGTTGAGCACTGGGTTTGGAAACAGGGCATCCTGTTCACCGACGAGGGTCGTGAACTTGTCAAAGAGTTGATGGACATCGTTCAGTTTAAATCTGAGGAGGTAGCGTAATGTCAAACTTTAAACCTTATGCTGATGAGACAATTGTTTGGGTATCCAACCATCAAAATGGTTTGATGCGAGGAACAGTCAAAGAATCATTCTTCAATCAGGTAACTGGTGAATTTAATTGCTATGAAATTGTTCTCTGGGAAACTGGTGAAGTATGGCTTGGTGCAGACGAGTATACATTCACAGATTATAAAGAAGCGAAAGATGACTACGACCTTAACATGTATTATTACAAAACGAAGTCATTTGTTGATGAGTACGAGGAGTTTGAGATTGTCTGAAAAAACACTTGACTTATTTCTCAGTATAGATTATACTGTATATAATGATTGATTGATGAGGAGTTTTTGTTATGGATTATACTTACACCACGATGATTGATGTGATTAAGCGTATCGCCGAAGATGATAGCCCTCGTCACATTCGTCGTCAACTTGCTCGTCTGACCTCTGATGAGAAGCGCAAAGTCCGTGATTTGATGGACTATGTTGAACTTGAATTAAGAGAGGTTTAAAGTTTATTCCGTGATAGTTCAGTTGGTAGAACAATGGACTGTTAATCCATATGTCCCTGGTTCGAGTCCAGGTCACGGAGCCATTGCCCCCGTAGTTAAATGATATAACACTTGATTTGTAATCATGGATTGCGGGTTTGATTCCTGCCGGGGGCACCATTTTCGGGGAGGGGTGCCCGAGTGGCTAAAGGGGACGGGCTGTAAACCCGTTGGCTATGCCTACGTTGGTTCGAATCCAACCCCCTCCACCAATCAAAAAACTATTGACTTATTTAATTGGATAGAGTATATTAATAATAACACGAGCGAGTATAAACGCTGTTAAGCCTGCAACGTGTATAAATTTAAGACGCAGGTGGGAATGACGGAAGCCTTCATTAGAAAGATCGTCGTTGTTTTAAAAACTGAAAGAAAGTGAATATAATATGACTAAGACAGAAAAAGTACTTGCTGCTCTAAAGAACGGCGAAAAACTAACAGCAAAACAGATTGAATCTCGCTTTGGTGTAGGTAATGCTCGTGCTACTGTTTCTGCACTTCGTATGCAGGGGTTTGCTATCTATTCTAACCCAACAACAAATAGCAAGGGTGAGACAAAGAACTTCTATCGTCTCGGTACTCCATCCCGTGCAGTTATTGCTGCTGGCTACCGTGCTCTAGCGGCAGCATAAGGTAATGCGAGGGGTAGTTTTTTCTCCTTTTCCTACCCCTCGCTAACTTTATATCATGAACATTATTCTTTTTGACGTAGATGGAACATTGACACCAAGCCGTGGCACAATGAATCCAAAATTCAAACAATACTTTTTAAATTTTCAAAAGAAATTCAAAGTGTGTTTTGTTACGGGTAGTGACAGTGCAAAGACCATTGAGCAAGTTGGTTCCGATGTATTTGCTGCTGCACAATACTCGTTTAATTGTTCTGGTAATGAAATTTACAAGAATGGAAAACTTCAATCCACTACAGGTTGGACTGCTCCAGATACGTTAATTGATTATCTTGAGATTTGTTTGGAGCATACACATTATACAGAAAAGTGTGGTAATCATATTGAGCGCAGACCTGGTATGGTAAACTTCTCAGTTGTTGGTCGAGATGCGACTCAAGAACAACGAGACTTATATTATGAATGGGATAAGAAGCACAACGAACGGTCACAGATTGCTACGGCAATCAACTGGCGTTGGGCTAACGAACTCCAAGCAGATGTTGGTGGAGAAATTAGTATCGATATCTTTCCAAAAGGCAAAGACAAAGCACAGATATTAGATAATTTTAAAAACAAAGACAAGATCACTTTCTTTGCTGATAAGACTGAAGAGGGTGGTAACGATTACACTCTTGCAAAAAGAATTATTGATGAAAGAAGAGGTGAAGTGTTCCAAGTGAAGGACTGGAAAGAAACTTGGAAAAAACTAAAAAGTATGTACATGATTGACGATAATGTATAAATAATAGTGAGGATGCCTAATGGGTCCTCGTAACATAAATCTCGCTTATTAAGGAGGTAGCTATGACTACATATGATTCAATTCGTAAATTTGACCCATTCTTTGTTGGTGCTGACCGTCTTTGGAGACATATTGATGATCTTCACAGAGCAGCGGAAACACCAGTATCAAAGTACCCACCATATAATATTCTCAAACAGGATGAAGACCACTACTCTATTGAGATAGCAGTGGCTGGATTCACTGAAAAGGATCTTGACGTGACGCTTGAGGATGCAAAACTCTCAGTCACTGGAAAGGTGGAAGAAAAGGATGAAGTTAATCTTCTTCATCGAGGGATTGCTAATCGATCCTTCACTCGGCAATTCACACTTGCTGACACAATTGAAATCCAAGGAGCACATCTCGAACACGGTATGCTCACGATCAGCCTTAAAAACATTATCCCCGATAGTAAAAAGCCTAAGAAAATTGAGGTTACGACCGGAGATAAACTGCTTGAAGTAAAGTCAGAACCAGAACTTCTGACTGAAGAATAAACGAGAGAGGGAGCTTCCGAAGCTCCCTCTTTTTTCGAATAACTATCGGAATGAATTTTGAGAGTAACTCCAATTTGATTGGAATTTTTCGTCTAACTCATTCCGATAGTTTTCTACTAATTTTCTATTGACTTTGTTGAATGAATATAATATACTGATTTTACAGTAAGGAATTTTCAGAGTAACTCCAATTTGATTGGAATTTTGTTGCTAACTCCTTACTGTATTTTAACTTAACTCCTTGAAAGGAATTTATAATGACACCAAGATATATTGCAGATTATGGTAGTAAAAAATATCACATATATGATAGAATGAAAGACGAATTTATTAAGAATCTTTCATTAGATGAATTTAGATCACTTACGTGGATGGAAGAACCAGGAGATTTAGCGATTGAATCTGCACATGGTGCAAGAATTTCTAAATGGTCTGCATCACAATCATGGAAAGACGAAACTCAAATTACAGAATTTTATTCATTATGTGAAGAACGTGGCATTGAACTGAGGTTGTTGCCCGAAAAATCAATTCATAAATGGAGAAAACTGTATTATTCAAATGAAGAAAAGACTGATGAAGTCGATCTTCTTTCCTGGAATAAAACAATAAATGATAACCCACATATTTGGGATGTAGCATTACGTGCAAAGAATGTTGAGTTTCATGATCCAAATGAAGACATCGATTTAGAAAACTTAACATTGCTTACAGCAGGTAATCTTTATAAGCAAAAGTTAAAGGATGCTTCTCGTATTGTTTCAGCAGAAAATGTTGAATATAAAAATACTGTGCCTGGTCAAATTGCCTTTGAATATGATTGTATTGATGCTGTTGCTAATCGATTAAGAAATCATAATTCAAATTCTGGTTCCAATCATGGTAAGATTATTAGTGGTATAGCGTGTGGCACATTTAATGAAAAATATATTGAACTTTCATTGTTAGATGTTCTTGGTATTGAAAAGAATAAAAAAAACAAATGGAAGAACCCATCTAAACACACTCAATATGTTTCTTGTATGATGCTATTGATTGACCAAGATGGAAACAGATATGTAAATCCATTAACGAACAATCCGGTTGGATTTAAAATGATCAAACAGTTTGGAATGGTATCTTCTGGCTTTCATATGAAACCAGGCTTTCTTCGCCCAAAGTTTTATCATCATGGAACAAAATCATTGTCTAAAATTTATTTTCAAGATATTTATGGTGATAAGTATATGGATGCATCAAATTTTAAGCACCATGAACTTAAAAAGTTTATCATGACAACTTGCCGAATTGCTTATGAACAGACTGTTAAAGCAATGCGAGATTACCTGGATACTCCAAAAAACGATTTGAAAGACTTTTTCAAATAATCAAGGAATTTTTTATGCAACTCCAATTTGATTGGAATTTTTATCCTAACTCCTTGATTACCCCTATAACTATCGGAATGAATTTTTATAGTAACTCCAATTTGATTGGAATTTTGGGTCTAACTCATTCCGATAGTTTTCTATTGACATCATTATTAAAATGTAGTATTATTTCTATATTAATTGAAACTGAAAAAGTAAATATTATGAAAGAACTTTTAAACAGAGCCGATGAACTACTTATCAAACGTGGTATCTGTGGACACGTTGCCGCAGAGCGATTTGAGAGTGATTTTAAGGCTTATCTTATCTACTTCGAAGCACTTGGCTATGGCAGTGCTGACACTACTCTAACTCTGTTGGAAAACGAAGAAAACCTTACTGACACTTCTATCCTCAACACTAACTTCCGTTGCAAGATTGACGATCTTATCAGTCAATCTTTAAAAGCTGACAAGATTTTCATGGAGCTATTTGATATCCTGTTGGGTAACAACGGCAAGGGCGTCGGTGCTGGTGAACTTGCATTACCGTTGATATTTTCCAAATATCGTTACTCAAACAGTTCCGATGGTGAGTTTGGTGATGATAATAAAAAGGTGGAAATCAAGAAAAATGGTGCAAGCCTTAAGCCTGTAAAAACTGGATTGACTGACAAGGGTTTAGTTGACGTCCTTAACAAAAAGTATTTCAAAGGTACTGTGCCTGGAAAGAAATCTAAGAAACTGTTTGAACAACATATCCGATCAATCGAAGATCCAAATGTATATACTGGTTACTTCAAAGAGTTGTATGTTGGTTGTGACACAACAGAACTTTCAAAAGAAGTAGTTGAAGGTGCGTATAAAGATTCTAAAGCATTTAACTCTGCTGTAGGTAAGTTTGCACTCAAGCAGTATAAACGTGTTGACAACTTCAACAATATCATTTATATTGATGTTGAAAGGCGTAAAGTTGTAAATATTGCCGATGTAGACAATATCGATGGACTATACCTTAACTTTAGTCCTGTTATGCGTAGAGGTAAAGATACACAAGCTATTGCAGACGGATATGTTAACGTAGTTATATGACAAAACAAATCTTATATAATATACTGTCGGTGACGCAATGTCATATGCCGACACTAAACACAAATATGGAGAATAAAAATGCTTTATAATTCTGAATACATTATGTGTAGTACATAAAATCATTGAGGGTGCTACAATAGGAGAGGACACACTAGCTAGGTTTGGATTGGGTGATCCTTCTAAAGTTAAAACTGAAATGTTAAGCGAAGAAGATTAATAATGAAACCACTCTTTGTATGGGCTGGCGGCAAGAATAAAATGCTAAAGCATTACTTGCCGCTAATGCCTGATCACATAAATGAATATTGTGAACCGTTCTTTGGTGCTGGTGCGATGTTCATTTACGTAATGAAAAATTATAATCCTAATAACGTAATCATAAATGATGTTAACTCAGATATTATTCGTATATATGATTGTATAAAAAATAATTATGATGAGTTCATCAAGCGATTAAATTATCTTGAAAGTCAGTATATACCAAAGTTAAATAGAAAAGATGTCAAACGAGATGAACGTTGGCAATATTTTATGGATGTTAGAAATAAACACGCATATGATTATGAAAAATGGTCTAAACCAAAAGAAGCTGCTACTCTTTATTTTTTAATGAAAGTTGGTTTCAATGGAATATATCAATTAAATAAAAACACAAATGGTCGTTATGGAACTCCACCGGGGTTAATGAATCAAAAAGATATGATCTATGATAGAGATGTTTTAAAATGGTGGAATGAAGTTTTACAGAAAGTTGATATACGCTCTGGTAACTGGGATGCCGCTTGTTGTTTAAATGATGCGTTTTATTTTTTTGATCCTCCGTATCGAGATAGCTACGCAGATTATGGTAACAAATTTACTGATGAAGAACTTTTAAGACTGATTGATTTTTCTAATAATCAAAAAAAAGTTTTTATATGTAATAGAGATTCATCCGATGGATGGTTTGAAAAAAATAAAAAGGATTTGAATATGAAAACTTTCCCTGTTACATATACTGCGGGTAGAAGAAAAAAACTTAAAGATAGTTTTGAAGCGAAGAAGGCAACCGAAGTTCTTTTGTACAATAATTATTGACATTTGATTATGAAAGTAGTAATATATCTACATGACAAAATTCTATACAAATGTATCTCGTTATGGTTCCAGCATTCTCTATGTTGGTTATGAAAACGACAGAAGAGTAGTGACTCGTGAAAAGTTCGAGCCTACTCTTTTTCTTGCAACCAACAAACCATCAAAGTATCGAACTCTTGATGGCACTAACGTCGATGCCATTCAACCTGGTTCAATGCGAGAATGTAAAGAGTTCATTGAAACTCACACTGCATCCAACTTCAATGTCTATGGTAATACTGACTATGTTGCTCAGTTCATTAACAAGAAGTTTCCAAACGGCTGCGAGTTTGACAGAT